GACATAGCAAGGCTATATAATGTGCAAGCTCTGATCTATTCTGATAGAGTCAAAAGCGCATCAGTGAGCGACACATCAGACATTATAGTTAAGCTTGAAGAGCTTCAAGAAGAGCGCAAAAAGGCAATAAAAAGATACGTTGACATCAGATTGAAAACATATAAGATAATACAATCTATCAATGATAAAACACAGCAAGAATTGCTAAAATTGCGCTATTACGACTATAAAAATTGGGATGAGATAGCTAGCACGCTTGGCTATTCTTTGCGCTATGTGCATAAATTGCACAATAGAGCATTGCAAGAGTATGAAAAGCTAGCAAATAGTGCTGTATTTGAGATTGATTTTTATAAAAAGTCATCTATGAGTCGATAAAAAAATGGTGGCTAAAATGGCTTTTATTTTGTTGAATACAAGGTATATTGTTTAAGTGTATTAATTATTTGATAATCATAAAAATATATAAAACCAGCTAGTTTTTATTGCTAGCTGTTTTTGTAGATGTTAGTCATTTTTTAGCTCGTATGAACCGATAATTTTCGCTCTGTGGCATCTTATACTGCCTTGCTGAACGTCTATAATGTCGTTTAGCATTATTTCAGCGACTAAAAAAATTGACTCAGAAGGTAAAAAGATTTGATTAAAGTGATTTGCATTTGAAAAACTCAAATAATCGACTTCATTGTTCAATTCAACGTCTACAACTTCATTGACTTTATACTTGAGACCTTGATGTCTAAAATCGTACATATTTTTATCGACTTGAGTGTATGCGATAACTTTATCATCAAAAGGTATCAAACTAGTCTGGCATCTAATAGACTCACATAAGTCTTTAGACAAGTCAGTTTCTACTACAGTGTTGTTTAGTCCAACATGCTGATCTTGTGATAAAACAGCATTTTTTATAGCTGCAGAATCACCATATAGCTTAGAGTTATCACGCATGATTGCGTTATCGCCAAGGTTAGCGCGGTCACGCATGATTGCGTTATCCTTCATTGTTACAGTATTGAGAAGCACTTGATAAATGCTAAGATTTAAAGCGTTATCTGATATCATTGTTTTTTCTCTCCTTGTCTATTGCAATTTGAGAGCAAGACAATTATAATCAAAGTGTCTTGCTCTCGCTCTCGTGCTTAAGTCTGTTCTTGCTTAAGTCTGTTCTTGCGCGTGAGTTAGATGTCTAGCGAGCTCTTGATGTTGTCCGACATGATAAGAGCTTGCTTTTTTATTGTTGATTAACATTGATAGTTACTGACTTAGAGCCTCCCCCTTGAGCTTCTTCTATCGTCAAAATTACCTTGACGATGTTCTCGTCTTCGTCCTCGATATCCTTTCTAGTAATGTATGATGATGAAATGTAAAGGGCGTCGATGTCGTCATCGGTTGCTTCGCTTCCGTCAAGTTTGTTGATGTTATCGTACATATAACTATCAACAGCGTCGCCGGTTGAGTCATAAATGACCCCAGTCGGCACTACCTCGTCTTCAGATACTGAGACGGGAAAAGATAGAAGTGCGTTCATAAAATCGGCTATCGTTTCGCTCTCTTTTTCATCGTAAAGGTTATAGTCGCCGAGGATGGTTTTTTCATCGTTTGACAAGTCGTTATAGTGCTTACCAATTGCGTTCTTGATAGCTTCAGCGTTTTTTAATAGTTCTTTGATGGTCATTTTTCTTACCTCTTTCTGATATAATTTGTTTGTGTTTCCAGCTCGGTCGCTTGTGCGACCGAGCTTTTTTTGTTCCCCCTTTCTTGATTATATAGTAACATATCTCTAGAGATATGTCAATAGTTTTTAGGAGATTTTATTAAGATTCCTCTAGTTTTTTATCAATTAAAATCTTGATTTCTTGCAACTCTTCAACGCTTGCCATGCTGTTTATAAAAGTCTTTGTATAGCTTCTATAATTTAAATGCTTTTTGTGTGCTTTGTTGTTCTGATTCCATTTTTTTTGGCTCTCCGGGTAATAGTTTTTAGCTTTTTTCTTCTCTTCTGTCATAATACTTGCCTTTCCCTTGTCCTTTTGATATACTTTAAAAGACACACAGAGATGGACAAGTACCCCTGTGTGTTATTCCCGTGACCTCTTTTAAGAGGTCTTTTTTTATTAGTCTTCTATAGTTTTTTGTAAGTCGTCAATAATTTTATTGATTGTCTTTTGAGCTTCTTTTTTATCGTCAAGTTGATCTTCTACTAATCTAAATTTTTCAATCATAGTTCTTAAAAAGTAATTAAATTGTTTGTCAGTCATTCCCATTTCTTCCATTTTTACCATCCTTTCTCTTGCCCAATTTAGCCGTTTCGCTTGGCTATGGTTATATAGTATCATATTCATTTGAATATGTCAAGGCTTTTTAATAAAAAACAATAAAAAAAGGACACTAAAAGACACTAGAAAGAAATAAAAAATTAGAATATTATATATTGTAGTTTCATGTTTAAATGTTTCTTTTTTCTTTGTTTCTCGCATTGAACACCTCCTGAAAAAGCACACTATAAAAAATAGTGTGCTTTTTTTGTTGCTTAAAATTACATAAAAAAAATAAAAAGAAAGGGGAAAAATCATGGCAGATTTAACGTTACAGCAAAAAAAATTTATTGATCGATGGATCAAGAACGGTACTATACGAAAAAGTGCTATAGAAGCTGGGTATTCTGATACATATGCAAGAACGCAAGCAAGAAAGATTTTACAGTCAGAAAAAGCACAAGACTATATAAGGCAACGATTGCAACAGCTCGAGAGTGATGCAATAGCAGATCAAAGAGAGATTTTAACGTATCTTACTAAAGTCATGAGAGGACAATCAGAGTCTTACGCTGTAACAAATGAGGGCGTCATTCTAAAAAGACCAGACGAGCGGGAGAGGCTCAAGGCGGCGGAGCTTCTCGGTAAGCGCTATAGCTTATTCACAGAAAAAATTGATCTAAATGCAGATTTGGGCGTCACGATCATTGACAATATAGAAGCTGATCAAAAATGACAGTAAAACTAAATGATCTAATCGCCCCATCATTTTTCCAGTTGCATTTAGATATTAAGAATAATAAATATACGCATTACTGGATAAAAGGCGGGCGTGGATCTACTAAATCATCTTTTGTTAGTTTGCAAATCATCTTAGGGATAATGAAAGATAAGCATGCTAACGCTGTAGCAATTCGCAAATTCAGCAACCAATTGCGCGAGAGCGTTTTTGAGCAACTGATCTGGGCAATTGATGTCTTAAATGTCTCGGCGTATTGGTCAATTAAACGTAGTAAGCTAGAACTAATTTATAACCCAACAGGGCAACGGATATTATTCAAGGGTGCAGACGAACCAAAAAAATTAAAATCGTTAAAAATAAGTAATGGATATATTCGGTTCGTGTGGTATGAAGAAGTGGACGAGTTGCAGGGCGAGGAAGAGATCAGAAATATCAATCAATCGCTCTTGCGTGGTGGTGATACTTTCACAGTGTTTTATACGTATAACCCGCCAAAATCAGTCAGATCATGGGTTAATAGCGTACGAAAAGACAGAGAGGACGTAGTATTTCATCATAGTACGTATTTATCAGTCCCTCGTTCGTGGACTGGTGAACAGTTTGCAATAGAAGCAGAGTATCTTATGCGAACGAATGAAACACGTTACAAACATGAGTATCTAGGGCTTGTAACAGGCACGGGTGGAGCTGTATTTGCTAACATCACAATCAGAAAGATTAAAGATAAAGAGATCGAAAGCTTTGAAAAAATCAATCGTGGGCTAGATTGGGGCTTTGCACAAGATCCTCTTGCTTACGTTGTCAACTATTACGATAGTAAGCATAAAAAACTATATATATTCTTTGAGTACTACAAAGTCGGTACAAAATTTGATAAATTAGCAGAAGTGATCAAATCAGAAAATACATTAAATAAGCGAGTTATCGCAGACAGTAGTGAGCCACGATCAAACGCAGAAATGCGAGATCGTGGCATTCGTATTTATAAAGCAAAAAAAGGGAAAGATAGCAGAGAACACGGCTGTACGTGGCTACAAAATTTATCCGAGATCATCATAGATGATGAACGTTGTCCCAACACAGCTAGAGAATTTTTGAATTATGAATTTGAAAAAGACGCAAACGGGCACTGGAAAGACGGCTTCCCTGACAAGGATGATCACACAATAGACGCAACAAGGTACGCTTTAGAGCACTATATACGCTCTGACAAATTCAAGTTAACAGGGGGTAAAAATGGAACAGCTGACAGGCGAGAGCTTAAAAAAATTCATTCAGTACAAACTGAAAAACAATGATACTGCTGAAATCATCGAGGGCGAAAATTATTATCGAGGAAAGCAACAGATAGATAATAAAAAAAGGCTAGCACGCGATCAAAAAGGGCGAATAGTCGAGCTAAAAGGCTTGCCAAATGCGATTGTTAAGGATAATCAGTATAGTAAATTAGTGGATCAAAAGATAAATTATAGCTTTTTCAATATACCAACAGTTAGCTGTCAAGAGAGTGAAGAGTATCAAGAGCGTTTACAAGATTTTTTTACAAAAAGATTTATGCGTCTTTTGCGTCGTGTTGAAAAGGATGCAATGAATAAAAAAATCGGTTGGCTATATGTATATACAGATGGTCAAGAGCTGTATTTTAAACGCATTGATGCAAAAGACGTCATCCCGCTATGGACAGATAACACACACGAAAGCTTAGATGCTGTTATCTTGCAAAGAACAGCGTCAACATGGGATAGCGAAAAAGAAGAAATGAAAGATCGTTATTTTATCGAGTACTACACGATAAACGGCATTGAAATCTTTGAAAAGATCAAGGATAAACTAGAACATATCGAAAGCAAGGCATATTTATCTGCAAAAGATGGACAAGGTTATACATGGGGACGGCTTCCCTTTGTTTTTTTCAGGTATTCTGACGAAGAAATCACGCTTCTTTCAAGGGTTAAGCATTTGCAAGACGCTATTAATCTTATTTTGTCTGTCTTCTCTGATAACATGCTAGAAGACAATAGGAATACTGTGCTAATTATTAAAAATTATGGTGGAGATAATGCCGAGGATATAAGAACGGAAATCAACAGCACTGGCATTATTCAGATAGAAGATGATGGTGATGTTGATACTTTGATGATTGAAGTTAATGCTGAAAACTATCAGACTCACCTAGAGATTTTAAAAGAAAAATTAATTGAGAATGGTCGAGGTTTTGACTTAAAAACAAGCAGAACCTCTGGAGACCCTAATCAGTTGAATATTAAAAGTATGTATGCCGAGATTGACCTAGACGCTAATGCGATAGAGTCAGAATTTCAAGCGAGTTTTGAATATCTGCAGTATTTTTTTAAAAAAGTACATCGCATTGATGAGAAGCTAGTAGCAGATGTGGAATTTAAAAGAAGAATTATGGTCAATGATGAAAGCACAGTAACAATGATCAAGAACAGTGTGGGGCTAGTGTCAGAGCGAACACTCAGAGAAAAGCATCCTTTTGTTGACAGTGTGGACGAAGAAGAAACTAGAATAGCCCAAGAGCGTCATGGCAGTTTAGAGGCGTTCTCTTATGAAGAATAGTAAATATTGGGAAGAGCGTTTTTTAGAACTCAAAAAAGAAATGCTGTCCGTCACAGAAAAAGATTGGGAAAAGATCAGCGATATATACGCTAAGACAATCAAGGAAGTAGAAAAAGAAATAGCATATTGGTATCAACGTTATAGTAAAGACAATAAAGTTGATTATCTGACAGCTGTTCAAGCGATAACAAGCAAAGAGTTTAAAGAGTTTAAAGTCAGCTTAGAAGAATACATTGCGATGGGTGAGGCGAGCAATTACACGAACATTTACAACGAGATACTAGAAAAAGCTTCATCAAAGTATCATATTACACGCTTAGAGGTGTTGAAATTTAAACTTTTGACCTATTCAGATGCTTTGCATCGTGAATTTGAAAAAGAGCTAGGAGAAGGGTTAAAAAGGCTGTTTTCTGAGCAATATTACAGAACAGCATACGAGATACAAAAAGGGCTTAGTGGCGTGACGTTGTTAGGTGATGTCAACACTTACGCCTTGGACGTCTTACGAAAGCCCTGGTTTGGTGATGGTGAACAATTCTCATCTAGAATTTGGAAAAACAGGGACAAATTAGCAATTAGTCTAGAAAGAGAATTGACCCACGCTTTTATCCGTGGCGATAATCCTAATCGACTAACCGACAGAGTAGCCTCTTTATTTAAAACTAGTCAAAGTAATAGTGCTAGATTGTTGCAAACAGAATATGCAGCGATTTCTAGTACAGCACAGGAAAAGGCATATCAAGATTTAGACGTTGAAGAGTTTATTTTTATTGCAACCTTGGACATGAGAACAAGCAAAATATGTCAAGATATGGATGGGCACCATTTCCCTATGAAAGACTATAAAGTAGGGATAAATGCCCCACCTTTACATCCACGTTGTCGGTCTTGTACAGCGCCATATTTCCCAGATATGACCGTACCAAGGTGGGCGAGGGGAGAGGATGGAAAAAGCTATGTCATCGATGAAAATATCACTTATAAAGAGTGGAAAGAAAAGTATGTAGACGATAAAATTATGGGCGAAAAGGTATCAAAATCTAGTGATGATACGCTTGATTTTACTCAAAAATCAACTAAGAAAGCTTTATCATGTGCTAAAGAACGTATTGAATATTTTTCGTCATTTGAGCCTAAAATTACAGAAGATTTAAAAACAATGTCAAAATCTCTCAATAGTGAAATGGTAGGATTGAGTTCAGGAACAACAGCTA